TCCTGGTCGTCGACAGCGAATTCACCATATACGATCTCGGCGCGCCAGCAAGGGAATCATGAGAAAAGCTCTCCCCAGCAACCTCCGTAAACATGTAGTGATCACCTGTATCCCGCTTGTTGGTCGACGTGGTGTGCGTCGCCGCGTTGCACCTGCAGGGCAGTTCATCACATCCGCGGGTGTCGACGGCATCCTTTCACAAGAGGCAGAGATCATCGGGCGCTTCTTTCCCGGCGCCGAGTTCCGCATGGTCGAACTGCGGGATGGCAATTTCAATTTCATACAGCTGACGCCGGCCGAGATACCGCCGGCCGACGGCGCCGCGGCCGCTGCGCTGCAGCATGCCGAGCAGAGCGAGCATGCCAGTTAGAGCGTTTCGCCCTTACGCTGTTGATCATGTGCAGCGTCGTGTGACGATCGATGTGCAGCGAGCCAATGATCCGATCCGCAAGCTATACCAGACAAAGATCTGGCGAGCGGTTCGCCGGACAGTTCTGGCGCGCGACCCGTTCTGCATGATGTGCACTGAGCGAGATCGGCGTTCTCCTGGAGATCGACTCATCATCGCGCTCAGCACAGTAGTCCACCACGTCATCGGTGCGCGCAAGTTCATCGACCAGCACGGCGGCGATCAGAGCTTCTTCTATGACGAGACGAACCTTGAGGGCGTCTGCAAGCCTTGCCATGATGCTCACACTGCGAAGGAAGTCGGCTTCGCCCCCCGGATCAGCAGTGGTGAATAACCACCTTGGATCCAGGGGGGTAGGGGGTTCAATCTCTAGGGTTCGCTCGTAAAAAACCGCTCGCCGGGCTTTTGCGCGCGTCCACAGTTCAACAAAATTTTTCGAATTTTAATGATTTATGCCGCAACGACGAGTTTCAAGCAAAGTTCTGAAAGCGCGCGGAGCTTATCTTCGCAATCCGAAACGTGCGAGAGATCGAGCGCGTGAGCCGAAGTACACAGGACCTCTTGGCCCTCCACCAGAAAAAATGTCCGCCGCTCGCAAGGCATTGTGGGCCGAACTCTCCGCAATTGTTCCCGAAGGCGTTCCCGAAAAATCCGATCGCTGGATGTTCGAGGTGCTGGTTTGTCTGATGGAAGACTTTCGAAAAGGAATAGCGCGCGGCGGGGAAGTAAGCCAGCTGCTAAACCTGCTCGCAAAGTTGGGAATGACGCCGTCCGATCGAAGCCGCGTCGCAGTAAGCGCGCCGCCGAAACAGAAAGACAAGTGGGCGGAATTCGGCCTGCCGGCGCAGACGCAGTAGAACAAAATGCTTCGCCACATGTTGCCGCATCGCATCGCTACATCGCTGCTGTTCTTGACGGGAGTATTCCTTCCTGCAAGTGGGTGCGCTTGGCCTGCGAGCGTCAACTCCGCGATCTCAAGCAATCGCTCGATGAAGCTTTTCCATATCGATTCGATGAAGCCGCCGCTGAACGTGTTTGCAGATTCGTTGAACTCAGTCCCCACATCAAGGGTAAGAAGTTTGCCGGACAGCTCATCCATCTCGAAGACTGGCAATGCTTTATCCTCACCACGGTTTTCGGATGGCTCAACAAGTTCACGAAGCTCCGGCGATTCCGTCGCGCTTATTCAGAGATCGCGAAGGGGAACGGGAAATCCGCACTCACGTCGGCCGTATCGAACTACATGGCCTTCGCGGAAGGCGAACCCGGGGCTGAGGTCTACTCGGCAGCGACCAATCGAGACCAGGCTAAGGTGGTCTGGTCCGTATCCCATGCCATGCTTCGTGCGATGCCGGACTTCTGTGAACGCGCCGGCGTCCATCCAGCTGCGCACTCGATCGATCAGCACGCCACAAACTCTTTCTTCCGCGCGCTCAGCTCCGACGCCAACTCCGCCGAAGGGAAGATCCCCTATTTCGTCTGCGTCGACGAGCTCCACGCCCATCCTACCCGCGACCTTTACGACAACCTTGATACTGCCAACGGAAAGCGCGACGGGTCGCTCCTCTGGGCAATCACAACCGCCGGCAGCGATCGAGCAGGGATCTGCTACGAGGTCCGGAGCTACATCGTTAAGATTCTTGACCGCGTCGTACAAGATGACACCGTTTTTGGAATCATCTTCACCATCGACGATGAGGACGAATGGTTCGCGGGCCCGGAGGTGTGGCGCAAAGCGAATCCGAACTGGGGTATCTCCGTCGACCCCTTCGAAATCGGCACGAAGATCCAGCGAGCGCTTCAGGTCAGCAGCTCTCAGCCCACTATCCAGACCAAGCACCTTAATAAATGGGTCAACGCCGATCACGCGTGGATGGACATGCAGCGCTGGGCAAAGTGCGCAGACGCGACGCTCGATGAAACTACCTTCTCCGGGAAACAGTCCATTCTCGGCCTCGATCTTGCCTCCAAGCTCGATCTCCTCGCCAAGCTCAAACTGTTCTGGAAAGACATTCCGCTCACGGTCGCAATCGAATCGTGTGGGCTAGGCCAGTGCGATGCGAAAGATTGCAAGAATATCGCCTTTCTTTTCCGCACCAGCAACGCGAAACAAGTCTGCGAGACTCACCGCAACCGGATCCTCGAGCATAAAACCTCAAAGCGTCATTACTACGCCTTTGGTGATTACTGGACTCCGGAGGAGAGAGTCGAAAAGTCTGCGAATTCACAGTACAAGGGATGGGTCATTGATGAACATCTTCACACCTGCCCGGGCGAGACAAATGATTACGACATAGTGGAGGACTCGATCCGCGCCGACTGCCGCGAGTTCGAGGTTCTCGAAGTCGCGCACGATCAATACCAGGCCGTGACCCTCGTGAATCACCTGGAACCCGAGGGAATCGTGATGGTCGAGGTGCCGCAGCTTCCAAAGTATCTCTCGGAACCCATGAAGGAACTCGAAGCCGCCGTCTATGACGGTCGCTTCCACTTTGACGGTGACCCGGTTCTTACCTGGGCGGTTTCAAACGTGGTCTGCCATCGCGACAAGAACGACAACCTGTTCCCGACCAAAGAAACCTACGAGAAAAAAATCGATCCAGTGACTGCTCTTCTCACAGCGCTCAACCGCGTAATGGCCACGCCCGACAGCGATGGCGGTGATGCGAAGTTTGTATTTATCTAGGTCCTCTATGAATCGATTCACCATTATTTCTGCTCTTCTCGGCTATCTGCTGATCGTCGCCGGCGCAGGCTGGATCTATCGGCCAGCGGCGCCGCTCGTGGCCGGAGTACTTCTACTCATCGCGGCGCACGGCTCGATGCGCATGCCTCCCGCACCACGCGAAAATTAAAATGCCAAAAACCTTATCTATACGCAACGCGTTCAGCCAGTTCATCGGGAGCGCCGTAGGCTTTCGCGCTGACGCCGGGCTTGGAATCGTCGGTTCACCTTCGCCGGATTCCGATTACTGGTATCACGGTGCCGGGCAGCGCAGCGCCGCCGGTCCCAATGTGTCCGCGGGTAGCGCTATTCGCCTGGCGGCCGTTTTCGCGTGTACCCGAGTTTGCGCGGAAACAATTGGCTCGCTTCCTGTAACCATTTATCGCGAGCTGAAAAGCGGAACCCGCGAACCGGCCAAAGATCACCCAGCGCAGGAACTTTTCCTCCAACCGAACGTGTGGCAGACCGGCTTCGAGTTTTTCGAGATGATGCAGGCCCATCTCGAACTAAGAGGGAACGCCTATGCCCTGAAGGTGTCAGGCAATGGAAGGGCGATCGACCAGTTAATCCCCCTGCATCCGGATCGAGTACGGGTCTACTTATTGCCCGACAACCGGCTCCGCTATGAAGTGACGAGCTACTCCTCGGGCCAAGTCGACAAGTACAGCCAAGATGAAATTCTGCATCTGCGGGCCTGGTCATCCGACGGAATCATGGGCATGAGCACGATCAGTGCCGGCGCCGAAGTAATTGGCGTGGGCCTTGCGCAGCAAGAATACCGAGCGCGATTCTTTCGCAACAATGCGGTGCCTGGTTTATCTGTCGAAGGTCCCAAGCTGACGCCCGAAGCGGAACAGCAGATGAGGGATTCGCTGGCCGAGGGATTCAGCGGTGCTAACGCCTTCAAAGCGATGATCGTGCCTCCAGGCAGGACGGTGAAGCCTCTGGGACTCACCAACGTAGATTCTCAGCTGATCGAGGCCTCCGGCGCCACGCGCACCGAAATTTGCGGGATGTATCGTGTCCCGCCGCACAAGATCGGCGATCTCAGCCGCGGCACGTTCTCAAATATTGAACAACAGAACATAGAATTCGCCACCGACTGCCAGCGTCCACGCATTGTGCGATTGGAACGCCGCCTCGATCGCGATGTTGTCAGTTCTCTAAGAGCATACGAATCGGCAAGCGGGGAGTTCTTCGCAATCTTCGCAATGGATGCTCTTTTCCGCGGCGACATGATGAGCCGCTACAAGGCTTACCAGCTCGGAACGCAAAGCTGGATGACGCGCAACGAAGCGCGCGTGGCCGAAGGGAAGAATCCGATCGATGGGCTGGATGAACCTCTGGTGCCAGTAAACATGGAAACCGTCAGCCAGGCGCAGAAAAGAAGCGCTGCGAATATCGCCGCGAAGACGGCCGGCAGCGATTCACCGACCGACGAAGATGACGCTGTGACGGAAGACAACGAAGAGGACGCGGGCTCTGCCGAAACGCCTGGCAACGACGGGCCAGCAGAAGATTCACAGAACGCGAGCTTGCACAAAACGAAACTCCGCGCGCTCGCGATCGCATCCGCCGGCCGCGTCGTACGACGGGAAGTAAAAGTGCTGCGAAGGCTGGCAATCAAATCGCAGGACGGCACGGATATTAGCGGCGAAGTCTGGGATTTCTATAACGACCTGGTGCCGGTCGTAATGGAGTCGCTCGCGATTTCCTCGGAACAATCCCGAATGTACTGCCACGGACATTCAAATGTGATCGTGAACGCCAAGGCAGCATCACTCGACATGGCGATTGATCGTATCGAAGAAGAAGAGCCTGTCACGCTCGCCAATCTGGTGATGGGTGAGCGGCGAGAGACAAAAAACCCGAAATCCGAAAGAGGAGTCCTCATTTCATGAAATACGCACGCATTGTTGCCGAATTCTACCGAACCGAATGGGCTCTCCGCGAAGAGACTTGTTTCTCAGTGCAAGAACTTATCCGGCTGCAGGCCTTCGAAGGCCTGAAGTGGACGGCTGAAGAAATTCGCGAACGCATCGAAGCAGCCAACTCCGCGAACGGCTATTTGCCGGAAGAACGGAAAGTCGCGCGGTTCGTCTCGATGGGCTCTTCTCGAGGAGAAGACGATACGGCGGAACAACAGATGCAAGCTGCTAACGGCAAGCGCAACTCCGCGGCGCCCGGCAGCGTGGCCGTCATCCCCATTTACGGAATCATTTCCCAGCGTATGAACATGATGTCGCAGATCTCCGGCGCCGGCGGAACCTCGATCGAGAAGCTGACCGCACAATTTCGCCAGGCCCTCGGGGATACGAACTGCAAAGCCATCGTGTTCGATGTGGATTCACCCGGAGGAAGCGTCAACGGCGTGATGGAGCTGGCCACCGAGATCTTCAACGCTCGCGCCAAGAAGCCGATCACCGCGGTCGTGAACTCCATGGCTTGTAGTGCAGCCTATTGGCTGGCCTCGGCAGCGAGCGAGATCGTCTGCAGCCCGAGCGGGCAGGCCGGATCGATCGGCGTTTACATGATTCACCAGGACGCCTCCGAGGCCTATGCCAAAGAGGGAATCAAGAACACGATCATCAAGGCTGGGAAGTACAAGACCGAAGGCAACCCGTACGAGCCTTTGTCCGACGACGCGCGAGCGGCGCTGCTCTCGAGCGTGGAGGGCTACTACAGCATGTTCGTGAAAGCCGTGGCGCAAAACCGCGGAGCCACACAGGCTGCAGTTCGCGACGGCTTTGGCCAGGGTCGCAGTGTCCTCGCCGCCGATGCGGTGAAACAGGACCTCGTCGACCGCGTGGGAACCATGGATGATGTTCTCGGAAAATACGGGGTGAAACCGGGATCCGCCTCATCCTCGATGGCGGCGGCCCAAGTTCAGCCAGATCCCAAAGCGGACGCCACTGTTCCTGCGAGTCGCGGAGACAAACTCGCCGCTCGTATCAAAGCCGACGACGGGATGGGCGAAGATGACTCTCCGTGCGGCTGTGACGCTCTCGGCGGGAAGAATTGCAAAGCGTGCCAGGCGTGTGAAAACGAAGACGCAGCGGATAAAGCTGAAAACGAAATAGGCTGTGCCTGCGGTTGCGATGCCTGCAAGGCCTGCGACGGTAAGGCGAAAGATGCGGCTTCAGCTCGAGCGCAGACGGCCGTAAGTATGGCCCGCCGGCGAAGACAGCTTCACCTTCTGTAAATCTTGCAAGCGCTTAAGGCGAGCGTACCGGGCAATAGCCTGAAAGTTAACCCGGCTCAAAAACAAAACACTTTTGATTTTCAAAGGCTCCGACTGCCTACGCAGCGGGGCTTTTCTGTTGCGGCAAAACCGCGGCTTCCGATCCTTCGATCGAACGGTCTCCGGCGCTCTACCGAACAAAACCCAAAAACAAATTCCAAGGAGACCATCTCGTGAAAACCATAAGCATTGATGCCATCCGCCAGCGCAAGGTCGAAGTCGAGGCCAAAATCGCGGGCGTGATCGAAGCAAACCAGAAGCTGTATGACACTGCCAGCTCGGCAGCGCGCGATCTGACGGCGGACGAAGCCAGCCAGTTCGACGCGAACACTGCTTCCATGAAGCCCTTGAAGGCAGAACTTGGCCGCCAGGACTTTTTCCTCACCGAAATCGCGAGCAAACTCGAACGCGAGAAGAACACTCCCGGCGTTGCTGTCCTTCCGGATGGCAAGACCGCTGCGGACCCGAAAGCGCGCAAGGACGGCTTCCGTTCCTTCGGCGAGCAATTGCAGTCTGTGGCAATGGCGGGACGCGGCGGACGTCCGGATGCGCGGCTTCTGGCCGGCGAATTCGACTCCAACGGCGTTTTCAAAGCAGCGGGCGGCTCCGATGGCTCCATGAACGAAGGCGTACCGTCCGAGGGTGGTTTCCTCGTGGGCGCCGATACAAGCGAGAAGATTTACCAACGCACCTACTCGACCGGATCGATCGTCGGCAAGTGCCAACGTCAACCGATCAGCGCGGCTTCGAACCGTCTCAAGCTGAAGGTTGTCGACGAAGATTCGCGCGCGGATGGTTCGCGTATGGGTGGAGTTTTGGCCTTCTGGCAAAACGAAGCTGATACGTTCCTGTCCAGCCGTCCGAAGTTTCGCCAGGTCGAACTCAACCTCAACAAGCTGACCGCCCTGGTTTACGCCACGGACGAACTGCTTGAAGATTCGGCTGCTTTGGAAGCTTGGATCATGAGCAACCTACCGACCGAAATCAACTTCCGGTTGGAAGATGCGATCTTCAACGGAACCGGCGCAGGACAGCCTATCGGGATTCTGAATTCCCAGGCGCTGCTCTCGTTGACTCCGGGCAACACCGCCACCGTGGTCACTGCTACGGATATTCTGGCGATGTGGTCGCGCTTCTGGCATCCGGGGCTGCAGGGCTCCATTGCTGCGATTTCCACCGAGAACCTCACTGCCGGCAGCGTAGGCGGACAGCCTGGCGCAGCTTGGTTCATCGATCAGAGCGTAATTCCTCAGCTTTTCTCGATGACTTTGGGCAGCGGCACCGCGGTAATTCTGCTCTATCATCCGCCCGGTTACATGGGCCTGCCTGGCCCGTACGGCCAGCTGCTCGGACTGCCTGTGATCCCAACGGAACACAATGCGGCTTTGGGCACGGTTGGCGATATCGTTCTCGCCGACATGTCCCAGTACTTGCTGGCGGATAAGGGTGCGGTGCAAGCAGCCGCTTCCATGCACGTTCGCTTCGTCTATGACGAGATGACGTTCCGCTTCACCTACCGCGCTGACGGTCAGACCACCTGGAAAAAGCCATTGACCCCGAAGAACGGCGGCAACACGCTCTCGCCGTTCCTCGCACTGGCCAGCGGCGCCAACCGGTAAGCAACTTTTCGGGGTACCCGCGAACGGGCTTTTCGTTTGCGGGTGCATTTTCTTATTCACAAAAATTTCAGATCCAAGGAGATCATCACCATGAACGGTTTCAACATTTCCGAAGCTGGGCACGTCGCAGTCATCCTGCCCCCAGTAAGCATCTCAGGCGGATCCGGGCTCATTAACCCGGCCTTCTCGATGAAAAACTACAAGCACGCTTCCATCCTGATCGCATCAGGAGCAGAAGCGACACAGGACGCAGCGACCATTACTGTGAGCCTGTGTTCTAGCGCCGCCGGCGCCGGAGCTACCGCAATCCCCTTCAACTATTACTTCCAAGCGGCTGGTGGAGCGGGGAACGATGTTCTCAGCACCATTCAGAATGCCACTTCCTCGGGCGTCACACTTGCCGCGGGCGATTGGCCGGCGAACGGCTTGATCGTGATTGAGATTGACGCGAACGAACTGGAAGCCGCAGGAGTTGGCGGCGTTCTGGCCAGTTCGGACGGTGTCGATCCCTACATCGGCGTCACCGTCGGTTGCGCGTCTGTGGTCGATCTGGCATGCGTCATCGTCGTGCTTTCGGGCGCGCGTTTCGCGAACGCCTCCAGTCCGACCGTCACCACGTAAAGGAAAGCCTTTAGCCATCAGCTCTCAGTTCCGAGGAGAACCTGCCCGGAGCTGAGAGCTGCGGCTGAACCTAAAGAACTCGAGGTTTTATGTATATCCGAATGATCGGCGGCCGTGACGGCGGCGAAGTGAAGGATTTTTCTTTTGATGATGCCCAGGCCCTGCTCAAAAGCGGACAGGCCGCGCCCGTCAATTTCAACGACGCGGACCCGCTTGCCACGAGAAGCATGGTCGAGGAAGTAAGTGCGTTACCGTTTAGGGTTTCTCCGCAAACCATCAACACCGCGGTGACAGCCAGCAGCGATAAACCAGCTCCGCCAACGAACCCACAGAAGGCGCGCAAAAAGTAATTCAATTTCAACGTTTCACGGCCGCTCCGCGGGAGTTATTCCGCATGCGATCCCCAAATAGAGCGTGGGCTGTGAGCGAACGGGGTGTTGACCTAAAAATCACACCCCTTTGCTTTTCAAGCAACCATGACCTGCAAATACATCGTGATACACGCCATGCCCATGTTCCCGGCAGGGGTATGCGGGCGCGCTTGCGATGGCGCCTACTGTCGGGATCACCAAAAGATGATAAACGCAGTGGACGAGCTTGAATGCGAAATGCAGCTGCGAATACGCAAGAAACGAATTTGAAACACTGATCGACCAACAATCTTATGAATAGCATTGTCCGAACCAGCGTGATCCCAAGCACCGATGAGCCGATCTCGTTCGCGAACATGAAGAACTGGCTGCGCGTGCCAACGAGCGTCACGAATGACGATGTCGATATCCAGGATCTGATTACAGAAGCGCGCGAGCAATGCGAACTGATGACAAATTGCGCTCTGGTGCGATCGAGCTTTGTGCAATATCTCGATCACTTCCCGGGGTCGAATTCGCGCGAGTATGACTCTTTCGGGACCGGAATTGCCGGCGGCAGCGGGCATGATGGCTTTGGAACGGATCGCAATCATCGATGGCACGGCGAAATCAAGATGAAACGGCCGCCGCTCGTCTCGGTTCAGAGCATCTGGTTTATCGGCACCGACGGAAGGCCCTACACACTCAATCCCGGGCAGGACTTCATCGTCGACGTTGCTAGTCAGCCAGGACGCATTCGACCGATTCCTTACACCACCTGGCCTCTGACGCTCCACGTCCCCGGTGCGATCGCCATTCGCTTCACCGCGGGGTATGCGCCGAATAGCGATGGAATTTCAGCCGGCCAGGCTGCGATCAGCGAGCCGGAAACCTTGACCTCCGGACTTAATCCGACGTGGCAGCCTTCGAAGACGGTTCTGCAATATGCCTTCCAGGTCGACGAGAACGACAACATTTGGATCCAGACCACGAGTCCCAGCGGAATTACGGGTTCAGGCGTACGGCCCGGGTTTGAAGCCGCTGCGATCGGCGCGACTCTTACCGGTGATGGCACAGCAAGTTGGTTGAACGTCGGCCCGCTGCGCGGGTTCTGGACACCAGCCACTGTTTATGCCGGGCAGCAACAATACGCAATTCTGGATTTCAACAGCAACCTTCAGCTTT